GTACTCAAGCCTCAATTAGAGCATATTGGTGTTATGTCAACTGTGAATACCCACTCTGAGCCCATACCTGGTGAGTGTACGCAAGTCATTGAATCCAAGGGTTAAGCATGCTTTCTCCCTGCCAGGTTTCGACCGGGGGGGTCTCATCGTGGGGATAGGGCAAGGGGTGAATTGGTTCTGCATATACCCATCCCCCAATTTTCAGTAGAGAAGGATGTTACGACTAACAGGGATGGCGACTAACTGCGACTAACATGGGACATAGAGAAGAACAAGAGAGCGCGCGAGCCTTAAAGAGGTCAAGACGTGAAGAGCATGAGAAAAGGGCAAGAGAGGGGCTGATGAAACGAATTTGGATTTCTCACCCTGAGGGGACATTGAACGATGGGTTGGGGAATTACTATAAAGATGGGGAAAAGTTGAAGCCTCCTGGAAAAATCTTGGGGCACTCACAAGAAGGATTTCTAATTTTGGTTAATTGCGACTAACGTGAAATGTAGAGCTTGTGGGGGGGGTATTGTAATAAAGAATCATCCATGATTAAATATCACTGTGACGATTTATTTCTGTCTCAGATGCAAGACGAAGGATCATTGGGCGAACGAGGTATGCCCGAAGACTAATGTGGAAACGCTTGATCAGCCGGTTCTCCCGGAGAAATCCGCTGGCGTTGACAGGTCGGAGAGACGGCCAGAACAGATCAGGCGGGTTGAGGAGTTTCTGAGGAAGGTGGGGAGACCAAGACTCAACCGGACACCGGAGGAAAAGCGCAGGATGAGGACCGAGTACATGAGGAGAAGACGTGCAAAATGTTGACCCTGTAAGCTGGTTTTTCTTCTGGTTTATTGTAGGGGTGGTTTTCTGTGGGATACTCGGGACTCCTGAGATGGAAGGTTTTACATGGGTCTTGAGGAGCTTCTAAATGACTACGAGGCGTACCAGGCTCGTAAGTTAAGACCTATGGACCAGGACTATCAGGATTCTCTGGGCCCTGAAGAACACCGTCAGTTCTTGAAAGAGACCACAAACTTAAACCCTGCTTTGGGGACTCTATTAGCCGCTGGAGTCCCTTTCTACACAGCTCTTAAAGCTTTAGGAGTACCCCTAGGTGGGACAGGGGAGATGAAGACCTCAAAACCTTCCCTGGCTGAAATAGGGGGAGCCTGGACTGGGTATGGTCAAGGACTGATGGATCTTCTGAAATGAGGCAGTTGATATGAATAGGCGTGGGTTTCTTCAAGGTATTCTTGCCTTTGGTATCGCCCCATTTATAGTCACGACTGGTGGTGTTTTGATGCCGGTCAGGCGGATATCCAGCCTTTTCCTACAAGCGCCCCAAACAGGCCCGAATTATTCCTTTGAAGTAATCTATGAATTAGACAAAAAAATCTACTCTGTGGTCTCTGTGGTTTCAGAAATGGATATGGTTAAAGTGGTAAATGGCGATGTTCTACATCTCGCTCACCTCCCGGTGGGGTCAAAGATCATCAGCTCTCCTAGGGTTTTCTTAAACGAGGAGCTGAGGTTGCTTAGTAATTGAGAATCTTCATCGGCTACGACCCCCGTGAGGCTGTCAGTTATCACGTCGCCTGTCACTCGATCCTGAGACGGTCTTCAATTCCGGTAGAAATCACCCCCCTGGCTTTGTGCAACCTGACCGGAGACTTCAAAAGAGACCGCGAATCTTTACAAAGCACAGACTTCAGTTTCACACGATTTCTAGTCCCTCATTTATGTAACTACCACGGTTGGGCGGTTTTCATGGACTGCGATATGTTGGTAAGAACAGATATCGCAGAACTTGGAAAGATGTGCAATCTCGCAAACTTCTACAACTCCGTCTATGTTGTCAAACACGACTATATACCCGTCGATAAAGACACCAAATTCCTGGGGGAAAAACAAACCCCCTACCAGAAAAAGAACTGGTCATCGGTGATGCTTTTAAATAACCAAAGATGCCGGGGGCTAACCTCTGAGTATGTCTCTAAAGCCTCCGGGCTGGACCTTCATCAATTCAAGTGGACCAACCAGATCGGAGAACTTAGTAAGGAATGGAATCACTTGGTAGGAGAACAAGAACCCAATCCAGAAGCAAAGATAGTCCACTTCACCCGAGGAGGACCTTGGTTCAAAGAATACAAAGACTGTGAATTCTCAAAAGAATGGTTCGAGGAATACGAAAACATGAGCAAACCCCTATGACTATCGACTGGTCTCAGTATGCCCACCACGAATTGACTCTAAAGGAGGTACAACAACTCTCCAAAAGCGCGAAGATTTGGGGGTGGGTCGATGGGATGTATTTAGCAGGTAATGACGACATGATCGCTCTTAGATTCGCCAACGGGAAGAATTACGAAACCGTTACCCGCGAACTCTGGAGGAGGCTTTGTTCGAAAGCGAGGTTAGCCATAGATGTTGGGACTCATAGCGGGATATTTACTCTGGATGCTTTTAGAGCTGGCTGTAAAAGAGTCCTGAGTATCGAACCTCATCCCATAAACTACGCCAGACTCGTCATGAACGTCAGATACAACGGGTTTCCTACTGACGGGCTTTTTTATGGAGCCGTAGGCGATGAAAATAAAGTCAGTGCTCTTCTGGTGAAAACACAACTTATCTTCGTTCACGCCGCAGGTCGGATGGGAATGCACAACGAAAAAGGCCAAGAGCTTCCGCAAAGATCGATGAGACTGGATACCTTGATACCCAAACAGATGTGGGGTGAGGTCGATGTCGCAAAAATAGACGCAGAGAACTGGACCCTTAATGCTTTGAAAGGCATGGGGGGGGTTTTAGACCACAAACCCGACCTGATTTTGGAATGCACCGAACCCGGTATGGGAGAGTTTCTGAAACCTCTGGGATATAGGTTCTGGAGGATTTGGGAGACGGGAAAGATCGAAGAGGTCGAAGATTTAATCCCCCACAACCCGAATAATAACTACAACGGCACAGATGAAGACTGTAGAAATAGATTCGCCAGTGTAAGAGGTCTCCCTGAAGACTGAACTCGAACCCCGACAGGCTTTAGCCTTTACCACAGAGGCTACTGAAGTCTTGTATGGAGGTGCCGCCGGTGGTGGAAAGTCTTACCTTGAACGAATCTCCGCAATAAGATGGTGCCACAACGTACCGGGGATACAGGTCTATTTCTTCCGTAGGACTCTCCCAGACTTGCGAGACAATCATCTCAGAGGACCGACTTCATTTTTTGTCCTGCTTGCCGATCTCTTACAAAGTAAAAACGTCAACTACCGGGCACAGGAAAACGAGTTTGCCTTTTGGAACGGGGCAATACTTCATCTGTGTTACTGCGATTCAGAAAACGACGTTGAGAAGTATCGAGGGGCTGAGATTCACGTCCTGATAATGGATGAGTTAACACACTTTTCCGAATATCAGTACAGATTTCTTAGAAGTCGGGTACGGGTAGCGGGTCTTCCCATACCAGAGGAGTACAAATCCAGACTACCTCGTATAGAAGCAGCCTCAAATCCGGGGTCTATAGGTCATGCCTGGGTCAAAAGGACCTTCATCACCCCTCAACCCCCAAACAAGGTCTGGAAAGCCTCACCGGATGAGGGGGGTATGGATCGTCAGTTTATTCCTGCAAAGCTCTCGGATAACCCTCACCTCACCAAAGATGACCCCAACTACGCCGACAGACTTAGAGGACTTGGGGCTTCTTCATTGGTAAGAGCAATGCTGGAAGGCGATTGGGATATCGTTGCTGGGCAGGCTTTTGAAAAACTGAGAAGGGATACGCACTGTATCCAATCTTTCGAGCCCCCTGAAGATTGGCTTACCTTTGGGTCTTTCGACTGGGGATCGACCAAACCTTTCAGTTATGGACTTTGGTGTGTTTCAAACGGAGAAAGTCTTTCTGACGGAAGGAAGTACCCCAGGGGGGCGCTTATACGCTACGACGAGTTATACGGATGGAATGGCAAACCCAACGAAGGTCTTAGAATGGAAGTCAGAGAAGTCGCTCAAGAGATCAAAAAAGTAGAAAACGACAGAAAACCCGCCTATAGAATAGCTGACTCAAGTATCTGGGCAGTGGACGGAGGCCCATCGATAGCTGAAGGTTTTAACAAACACGGAGTCATTATGAGACCTTCTCCTAAAGGCAAACTCTCTAGACATAACGGTTATGTAGAGGTCAGACAAAGGATAGAGGGAGATGGTGAAGGACCGATGCTGTATGCTAGTTCCAACTGTCACGCAGGTTTTTGGCGTACCATGCCCGATTTAGTGATGGACGAGCACAAATTCGGCATCAATTCCGAGCAGATCGACACCGATCAGGAAGACCATTGTGCAGACGAAGTTACTTATGCCTGCGTCTCAAGACCTTGGATGAGAAATGTTGAAAAACCAACACCTGTCAGAGACAGATGGTTTCGGATGGAAGAGAAGTCTGAAGAGAACTGGAGGACGGTCTGATGGCCTATAAGAAAAAGAGCAAGAAGTCAGACAATCAAGCCGTCGCTCTCCCTCAGTCGGTTACAGATGATGAACACGGTAAATTAATCACCTGGGTCAACGAAGCCGACGACGCTACTCTAGACTCAAGAAATCTCGCAGAAAAGTCCCGTAACTACTACGACTCTATCCAGTGGACCGATGCCGAAGTCGCCAAGCTTGCAAAACAAAAACAAGCTGCAACAGTCATAAACAGAATCAAGCCCAAAGTAGATGGTTTGATGGGGATGGAAAGAGCCAACAGGACTACAGCTAAAGCCTTTCCAAGAACACCCAAACACACTGAAGGGGCTCAAGCGGCTACTGAAGCGGTTAGATTCTGTCTCCAGGACAATATGTATGAAAGAGCCAGGTCTGATGGCTGGGAAAACCTTCTGATCGAAGGAACAACCGGGATAGAGGTCAACGTAAAACCAAAGGGGGATGGTTTCAAGATCACAATAAAACACATCATGTGGGATCGACTGATTTACGACCCCCACTCAAGACGCAAAGACTTCTCTGATGCCCGTTACCTTGGTCAGGTCGTTTGGATGGACTATGACGAAGCTGCGAATCTCTACCCGGAGGCAAAAGATGTTCTTGAAGACATGCAAGCCGGTAGTGATACCTATGAGGACAAACCCAAGTGGATGGATAACACCAGACGAAGGGTAAAAATCGTAGAACTCTATTACAAGAAAGACGATGGGAAGTGGTGTTATACCTGCTTTACCAGAGGAGGGTATCTAAAAGCTCCCAAAGTCTCTCCCTTCATCAACGAAGAAGGAGATACGGAACATGCCTATGAGTTTGCATCATTATTTGTCGATAGAGACGGGGGACGTTACGGGTCTGAGAAGCAACTTCTCGATATCCAGGACGAAATAAACAAACGCCGCTCAAAGGCGCTCCATCTCATGTCTGTCAGACAAGTCCGCTGGGAGAGAGGAGCTGTTGAAGACATCAACAAAGCCAGAGATGAATTAGCCAAGCCTGACGGGGTTGTAGAGACCACTCCGGGGATGGAGTTTGAAATCCTGAAGACAGGAGACATGGCTGCGGCGCAGTTCAATCTTCTTGCAGAAGCCAAGATGGAAATAGATTCAATCGGGGCGAACGCCGCCACCACAGGTAAGGACAAAACCGTGCAAAGCGGTGTGGCTTTGAGACAAAGGGAAATGACTGGGCAGACTGAACTCGCTCCGATGTTCGATATCCTCAAAAACCTCGATCTGAGGATATATAGAAAGGTCTGGAACAGAGTTAAGCAGTATTGGAAGGCTGAGATGTGGTTGAGAGTAACCGACGATGAAAATAATCTAAAGTTCGTCGGTCTTAACAAACCCATGACCCAGGGAGAGACGCTTCTGAGACAAGCTCAAGCCTCCGGTGCGCCCCCTGAAGCCTTGCAACAACTACAAGCTGAAATAGCTCAAAACCCCGCTATGCAAAAGATCGTTTCTACTGAAAACGATATTGTCAATCTCGATGTTGACATAGTGATGGATGACGCCCCGGATACAGTGACTCAAGAAGTCGAAGACTTTCAGGCTATGGCTGAGATGGTCAAGTCCGGGTTCCCCATCCCTCCAGAAGCCGTCATCATGTCCTCGCCGTTATCTAATAAGGACAAGATTCTGAAGATGATGAAGGAGCAACCCCAACTCCCACCTCAGATTCAGGAGCAAATGAAGAAGATGCAGGAGGACTTTCAAAAGCTCCAGGAGGAAAACCAGCAACTCAAGGCCAATACTCAGGTCGAGGCGGCTAAATTACAAGCAGACACTCAAAAAGAAGTCCAGAAGCATCAGCTTCAAAGGGAAACCAAACAAATGGAGCTGGCTCTGGAGAGGGAGTCCGCTGCTGCAGAGATTCAATTGGCAAGAGAAAAGGCCGGAGCAGAGATCGAACTGAAAAGAGCCATAGCCGAAGCCGACTTGGCTCTTGAGGGTAAAAAGCTTGAAATGGATGAACACAAACTCTCTATCGAGAGCAACCTGAAGGGCGCTGAAATCGCAATGACCCAGGATCACGAAATGAAGAAACTGGACATTGAGAAACAGAAACTCGCCAAACAGGAAAAAGACAAACAAGAAGTCAAAAGCGAAGCCGAAGCAAAATCCATCGCTCCGCAGCTTTTGCAAGCCATGAAGCAGATGATGGAGACACAAAACAAGTTCAATGAAAACCTGATTACAGAGATGAAGAAACCCAAGACGATTACAGCCAAGTCTTCCTCCGGCGCGACCATAACAGCGACGACCCACTGATGGAACCCACTATAGAAAGGGATTCCAAAAACAATCGCACCGTCTCCATGTGGGAGGAGTGCGGAATGGTATTCAGGGCGAATGTTGTTAAGCCTGGGGGCAGAATTCCTTTGCACGTCCACAAGAATCCTCATGTAGCAGCAGTGCACGGGCGTTTCAGGCTTACCCTGATAAGCCCAGAAGGGGAAAAGACGGTTCGGGATGCTTACAAGAAAGAAACAGTCGAGGGCGGCTGGCAGCATGAGTTTGTCTATCTCGACCACGATGGAGTCGGAGAGGTTCTGTGTTTCTGTCCCGCAGATAGGGGTTTCTGATGGCTGTCCCTGTAACCCAAGTCGGAATTCTTCGAGCCCTGCTTCAGATCGAGCGCAACCTGACCAACACCCAGCGCGACATGCGGAACAACGCTACCACGTGGCGGTCTATGGCGCTCGCGCAGTCAATCCCTGTC